AATCTTATCGGGTTTATATAGTAATATTGGAGGAAATTATGGCAAGAGGAAATAAGAACACACTAAAAGTCTACACCTCAGAAGAAGCCCGATTTTACGGGGCTCTTGGTGGAAAAGCATCAGCCGATGCCAGAAGACGGAAAAAAAGCCTGAAAGAACTGACACAGGCATTGCTTGAGATGAAACCGCACGAAATCATCGCTGCAAAGTCAAAACAGCTATTCCCCGAAATCAACCCGGAAGATTTGACCAATGGCATGGTGTTGGCAATGGCTATGTTCGACAAGGCGATAAAAGACCAAGATGTAAAAGCGGCTCAGTTTGTGAGAGATACGGCCGGAGAGATGCCGGAGCAGGTCATAAGCGGCAACCTTGGGCAATCAACTGTCTTTGTTACCGAGCAAGACCAAAACAATATCATCAAGCATATTCAAGAAGTATTAAATGATGGCCAGTCAAAAACAGAAAAAACAAGCAAGCCCCAAAAAGGAACAAAAAAATAATACCGTTTTATCGGGCGAAATCAATCGGGAATATCTAGGCAAGACATTGCTTGATACAGGTTTTGAGGTTTGGTTTCGTTATATGTTCCGAGTTCTTGAGGGCAAGCCTTTCATCATGGACCGTATCCACAAGGATATGTTCAATGTTTTTGATGACCTATACAACCTGAGAATAACCCGTGAATGTATGAACATCCCGCCCCGCGCCGGAAAAACAACCCTCTGCAAATATTGGCTCATTTATTGCCTAACCAAAAACCCACGGTGTAATTTTATTTATACATCATTCTCGCAAATGCTCTTGTCAGACATTGCCAGAGAAGTGGCTCAGATTTTAGAACATCCGATATACAAAGAGCTATACGGTAGCGGCTTGTTCGGCGTTGAAGAAAAAGAAGAGAACCCGATTGATGACTTTTGGCGAGAATATCTCTTGAAAGAAACCGGCAAAGCGGTATATGCAAGCAAACGCATCATCACCGCAAAAGGCGGGCAAATTCTGTTTGCGTCCATCGGCTCGACAATCACCGGGTTTGGCTGTTTTGACTATAACACAGAAGTCTTAACAGAAAAGGGATTTATGAAACTCGGATATATTGTAGAAAACAAAATAGACGTGAAAGTTTGGAGCTATAATTTTGATAAAAGGCAGAAAGAGTTGCAGCCAATATACGATTATGTCAAAAACGAAAATTCGCCCTATATAAAGGTTGAGCTAGACAACGGAGAAAAAATAAACTGCACGCCTGACCACGTCTTTTATTTGAAAAACGGAGAGGAGCGGAGAGCCGACTTTTTATCCGTGGGTAGCGAAATAATGTCTAATAAATTCGGGAATAGGAAAATAGTCAATATTGTCAACTGTAATCATAGCGCCCCCAGTTATTGTGTTACCTTATGTCGCAACAATAACCTATTTGTAACCAAAAGTCAAATATTGGTTCATAATTGCGGAATAAGAGGAAATACAACCTTTTCGGGAGCGTTAGTCCTGGATGATGCCAACAAGCCAGCCGACATTCAATCTGAGGTTATGCGCGAAAAAGTCCGCAAGTATTACGATGAAACCTTGCTCTCACGCTTGAACGATAGTAACGTGCCGATATTTAACATTCAGCAAAGGCTCCATCTGGAAGACTTATCCGGATATTTGCTTGAGCAATACAAATTCGACAGCATTATACGCCCGTTGCTTGAGCCGGACGGCACTTGCAACATCGCCAGTCAATACACCCCCGAGCGTATCAAAGAAATCTCATTCAATGATACCATGTTTCAAGCACAATATCAGCAATCGCCGGTAGCCGAAAAAGGAAACATCATCCAACGTGATTGGTGGGTAATGTACGATGCCGACCATACCGCAATTGATGGCAAACTGATAATAACGGCCGACACCGCATACAAAAAGACCAAGACCGCCGACTATTCATGCTTCCAAGTTTGGGAGCTTTTACGCAAAGAGATGCGTTTGCGTGATATGATTGTCGGCAAGTGGGAATTCCCCGAACTTTTGGAAAAAGCCATTCAGATATGGCGGAAGTGGACGGACGACAGCTTAATTAATCCGGCCGCATTTATGTACATTGAAGACAAGGCATCAGGAATCAGCTTGGAGCAAACGCTCATCCAATCTGGCATCAATGCCATTTGTTGGAAGCCAAAAGAATATGACTACCCAGAGGACAAGGTAGGCAGAACAAGAGAGCTTTCATGGGATGTTTATCGTGGTCTTGTAAAATTGAAAAAAGATGATAAAATGAGCCAGTATCTAGTCAATGAAGCGGCATTGTTTGCCGAAGACATGTCGCACGCGAAAGATGACAGTGTTGATAGTGCCTCAATGGCACATTCAATTTGGCGATATGCTGGGGGCGGACAATAAAGGAAAAACAAAATGACACGAAGAAACAAAAGAAAATCGCAAAAAGTTGTTAATACCATTTTGACCGGAGCCGGTGCAAACACAAAACAAGACCGCGGAAGCCTGCAAACGGCCGCCATATACACGCGCAACCCATATTATCGAAACGACTTTTACAGCCGGTGGCAAGAGTGGGTGCGTTGGTACAATACCAGTTGGGAGGCCGGAAAAATTGTGGATATTCCGGTTCAGGATGCATTCCGTATTCCGGTAAAGATTACCGGACTAGAACAACCGGACATTGAAGCCATCGAAAGATATATGAAATATCTCGATGTAAACAACAACTTTAAGCGTGCGGCCACCATAGAGAGATTGCTTGGTGGTTGCGTCATTGTTATTGGCGTTAAAGATGAAAACGACAGCCCCGAAGAAGTTTTGAATCTTAAAACTCTTAAAAAAAGCGATATTTCTTTCTTAAATGTCATTAGTACAGAAAAAATCACAAAATGCGAATATGAAACAGACGTATTCAGTCCGCAATATGACAAGCCGAAATATTACATGATAAACGGCATAAAGACCCACGTCAGCCGATTGATTGTCTTTGACGGCGACCCTCTGTTCAATCACACATCCATGAACTTGCTTCAAAACTTCCGCTACAATCCGGCAGGATTTGGCGAGAGCGTACTCTCAAGAGTATATGACAGCCTTGTCCGTGCAACCGGAACGCAAGAGGGCGCATATCACCTTGTAAATCTTGCTAGCGTTTTGTTGGTTAAGTGCGAACGATTTATTGATTTACAAGCCACCAAGCAAGGCAATGCCGCATTAAACATGCTCGATAAGATTGCCGAGCAACTGAGCATATACCGTGGAGCGGTTATAGATGGCAAAGGAACAGAAATAGCTCAACACTCCGCATCTTTTGGCAGCGTGCCGGAGCTTTTGAACACATATCTGCAAATTCTCGCGGCCGGATCCGATATTCCGGCAACTCGTTTCTTGGGCGATAGTCCGTCCGGATTAAACTCCACCGGAGAGAGCGACCTTGAAAACTACTACAACAACATCGACAGCTATCAAACAACACGCCTTGAGCCAAAATATCGCAAGATGCTTGACATCATTGGATCTTGCATTTGGGGCTTTGAAATTTGGAAAGAAAAATCGCAAAACTTAGAGATTGAGTTTGAGCCGCTTTGGAACATTAACAAAATGGACCAAGCAACCGTTGACAAGACCAGAGCCGACATACTCCGTCAGTTCAAAGAAGACGGCATCATCAGCGATAAGCAATATGCCGAAGAAATCAACAGCAAGAAAATTCTTGATATTGAGCTTGATATTGATGAATATGACGAAGACCGAGAAGAAATGATTGACGGCTCCGATATTCCAAGCCTGAGAGATGAAACCGACCGAGTAATTGATACCATAGGAGCTAAGCCGAATGTCGATAGCGGTGTTAAACAAGAAACCGGACAAGGTTAAAAAGAGCCAAAAGGCTAATCCGATAAAAACCCCGAAGACTTTGGAAGATGACGCTCGGATAAGCATTAACAAGATTGTGCGTGAGGTAAACGCCGAACTCCGCGCCATTTCGGATAATGCGAAGACGAACACGCCGGAGCAGACCGCCGCGCTCTTAAACGACTTCAAACGCAGATGGCGAGCCATTATTGAGCCAATAGCCGATAAAATCAGCAAAGAGTGGGTAAAAGCCATTGATGAAAACAACTATGAAAAAACAATGGCTATGCTTCGTAAAGCCTTTGGCGTAGATATTGTCACTATATTGGAAGACAAAGACATCGCCGACACGCTTGAAGCCATGCGCCTCAACATGGTAAACCTGATTGTAACCATACCGGAAGAAGCATTAAAAAGGGTTTCTCTGCGTATTTATGAAAACTACCAAGGGATACCTATGCCGGAAAACCGCACGCTCCAGCAACAAATAAGCCAAGAGTTCAAAACCACATACCGGCAAGCTAAAGTTATCGCGCGCGACCAAACCGCAAAAATTAACGCTTCCTTAAATAAAATCAGGCAACAGAAACTCGGCGTTGATATTTACATCTGGCAGACAATGAGAGATAGCCGGGTTGTCGGAAAGCCGGGCGGATTATACCCTAAAGGCAATGACGCGCACGGCAACCACTACATTATGCAGGGTTTATACTGCAAATACAGCGACCCGACAGTATTTTCTACCGACGGCAAGACATGGCGGAAAAGGACGGCGACAATGCCAAAGGGCGAGCCGGGGACAGATATTCAATGCCGATGCTTTGCCGAACCGGTTTTATATTGGGAAGCCGTCAAGAAAAATCTTGTTGTAGCCTAAGAAAATCAAGCACTCCGTAAAAAGAGTGCATTTTTTTGCATAAATTATAAAAAAGTGCTTGCATATTACAATTATTTGTTATAACGTAAAGAACGTAAAGGAGATGAAACATGGCATACAAAAAATTAAATGAAGCATTAAAAAAAGAGCTTCTCAAGAAAGTTGATGAAATCGAAATCAACATTGAGGAACTGAACAGCTACCATTTTGAAAAAAATCCCTACGGCGTAGAGACGCAACTTATTGGAACAAGCGGCGAGGGACAATGGGATGAAAATGAGGAATGGCAGGAACAAATAAAAAAGATGAAAAAATATTTAGAAGCGGACGGAGCCGGAGAATATTTGACCCTTGCCGATGATGACTGGGATAATCAGGACGAAAACGACTGCACCACCATGACAAACGAATGTATCAACTATCTTTCAACCTTGGAGAATTAAGATGACAGAACATCAATGGCAAACAATCCAACAATTTGATGCACACGGAAAATCAGAACATAAATACACAAAAGCCGATAAAATAACTTTCTGGTGCAGCGGTGTTGTTCTACTTTATTTAATTTGCCAGATTACAAGAGTGGTGCTATGAAAAAGGACACAATCGAACAACTAGCTAAAAATATTGAAAATCTTCGCCGAAAAGTTATAAAAGCCAAAAGCGAAGAAGAAATTAAAGAAAAGTTCACAAAGAAAAACAACTGGAAACAGTTTCGTATAAATGTAAACAGGAGTAAATGATGATATTAACAACAGATAAAGATTTTGCAGACGCTGTAAAAAGAGGTCAAAAAATCAAAAAACAAACAGTTTATTATACTGGGAAACTTGAAAATGTAAAACATTTAAAAATTGGCGATTTTGTGGAGGGCAAGGGCATTTATGCCGGCGTGCTGTATGACGAAAACGGTGAGAATCCAAAACCGCTGATTTTGGCATTGAATGACTGGCGAAAGAAGAAAAATTGGGATACAGCGATGAAATCTACTCCAGAGGGATGGCGTGTTCCGAATCGGATTGAATGGTTAATCATTCTGGAAAATAAAGACAAAATCAATGCTGCATTAGAAAAACACGGCGGAAAAAAATTAAGCGAAGATGATTGGTACTGGTCTTCGTCCGAGTATAGCAGCCGCTACGCGTGGGAAGTACACGCCAATAACGGCAATGTGTACTACAGCACTAAGTACACCAATGGTTACGTCAGGTGTGTCCTCGCTTAACTATTTGGCTATTTATTTAGAGGAAAGAACAATGTCAAAATTTCGAGTAATGGTTGTTAAAAAGAGCGGCAAGCCGGTCGGTGTCCGGGCAGCAGCCTTGAACAGAAAAATTATCTCCATTGCCTTAACCGACGAAAATCCGTCAAACTGGAACGAAGCTGTTAAAAAGGGTATTCCCTCGCTCGCCGAATGGCTGGCAATACTGGAAAACAAAGAAGCGGTTGACGCGGCATTAATTCGCGCGGGCGGAACTCCATTAGAGGGGTGGTACTGGTCTTCGTCCGAGTACACGAGCGGCACCGCGTGGGGCGTGGACGCCAGTAACGGCCATGTGGACTGGTACGGTAAGGGCTACGGCCTCAATTACGTCAGGTGTGTCCTCATTTAATCATTGTCTATTTCGCTATTTTTATAATAAGGAGTAAAAAAATGGTACAAAATTATCAAATGTTTGAACTGGTCGAAAAAGACGACCATCGGGGAATCTATATCGGGGAAGCTGACAACGGCCCGGTTATCGTCGATTTGCACGATGCCTCCAAAACGATGACTTGGGACGAGGCGAAAGAATATGCTCAAAAAGAAGGAAAACGTCTCCCTTCGCAGCGCGAACTGATGCTTATGTTTGCGCAGCAAGAAAAATTAAATGCTGCTTTGGAAGAACACGAGGGTAAAGCCTGGGAAAGAGGTTGGTACTGGTCTTCGTCCGAGTACACGTACAACAACGCGTGGTACGTGTACGCCAATAACGGCGGTGTGGACTGGAGCGGTAAGAGCAGCACCTACTCCGGTTACGTCAGGTGTGTCCTCGCTTTTTAACCATTTAACTATTTTTACAACAAGGAGAAAATTATGCCTGCACCAGATTATGAAAATGATTTAGTCTTTCCGCCCCGCCACGATAAGACGGCTTATGAGTTGCAGATTGAGAATAACAAGTTGAAAGAAAAAATTGAATTTGCAAAACAAGCTGTTGATTTATTTTTCAAAACCGAAAATGAAAGTAAACTTTTGGAGATTGCAGAATGGGAATGAAAGGTGTGATATGTGAAGTCTTATGCGATGAGCAAAAGGAAATCATAAAAAGCCTTGAAAATCAGTTAAAAGGTAAAAATGAAATCATCATAAAGGAAACTAAAAGAGCTAATGAGATGTTTCAGCTTTCTTTCAATAGAAAGTTAAAAATACAAGAACAACAAGCCGAGATTAACAGGCTTAGGGAGGCTTTAAGTTTTTATGCTACGCAGAAAACAATGATAAAAAGTGTTCGCAATGGTAAGCCGTGTAGAATGATTTATTGCTGTGCAGATGTGGCTGAGAAAGCCTTAAACGGCGAAAGTGAGGAAAAATGACAAAATTTGTTTGCCAAAGATGCGGAAAGGTTAAACCGCGCGCCTGAATGGTAAAAACCCCGCCACAAACCCACAAAAACACCCTTTGTTGACAACTGTCGGCTTGGGGTGTTAATCTATCTGCAGAAACAAAAAAAGGATTAAAAAATTGGTTAAAGTTTCAAACAAAGTAAGAATACCTATTGGCAATAAATGGCAGATTGATGACGACGGCATTATGACCGTTAGAGCCAGGGTGTTAAAAGAGGGAGTATATCCCTATTATGCCAGTGAGCTGACAGGCCTGAATATTCCGGGCGACAAAATAGATGTTCTTATTCCGGCAAGCGAATTCACCCCCGAAGCGTTAAAAACCGGCGAGGGTAAGCCCGTAGTCATTGATGAACATGAATGGCGAACTGTTGAAAATGCCTTGACAGACGGCTATACCAAAGGCTCTGTTGCCGGAGAAATGACAGTTGAAGACAAAGGCATTTTGTGCGACCTCACAATTTTGGACGCACAAACCATTGAAGATGTGAAAAATCATATCTTGGTGGAAATTTCTGCCGGATATCGAGCAGATTTTGAAAAAGAAGAGGGCGAGCTAAACGGCCAGCCATATTCTTATGTTCAAAAAAACATCGTATTCAACCACATTTTGCTTTGTCGCAAAGGCGAGGGCAGATGCGGAGCCGATGTTAAAGTTATCAACAAAAAAACAGGAGAAACAAAAATGTCTTATACAATTCGCATGAAAATTGGCAATAAAGACAAAGAGATGGAGTTTTCTTCCAAAGAAGATGCCGACAAGGCTCAAGAAATGGCAAACGAAGCCAGCGAGGCAAAACAAGCTGACATTGACAAAGCCGTTGAGGAAGTAACTTCTTTGAAAGAGCAGGTTGCCGCTTTGAATGCTGATTTGGATGAAAAGAAATCATCTATTGAGGAATACAAAGAAAAACTTGAAAATGCTTTGTCTGAAGAAGCACAGGAAGAAATTGCCGAAGACTTAATCGCTCAGAAAGAGGCTGAGGAAGCTGTCGTTGAGGAAGAAGTCGAGGAAAAGGACAAAGAAGAAGTCAAAAACTCTTTGAAAGCTCTGAAGCGCTCTGAGCGTGCCATGTTCTTGGCTGCCCATGTTATGAACAAGCGCGGCTTAGACATCAAAGAATGGGATGACAATTCTAAAATTGCATCTTTCATGACTATTGCGGCAGAAGCAAAGCGGAAAGTGCAGAATAAAAAAGCTTTGAGCAACAACCACGGCACCGTCAACGGCACTAAGGTTGTAAACTCAAAAACCGGAAACAGCGGCGTGTCTGCCAAAGACCGTATGTTTTCTTGGAAACACAAATAACAAGTAGGAGAAACAAACATGTCTAGAGGTGTTTATATGGGTACTGCTTTCGGTCCTATTCAGGGCGCAGTATTCGATCAGCCGGCGGCAGGTGTACATGGCGGACTTTATGCAGCCAGCGACATTAATCTTTGCGATGCCATTTCTGTTGGCGAAGCAAACGGAATTGATGTTGGTTGTGGTGTTGTGGCAAGCGCTATCGCATCCGCCAAAATTTCCGGCATTAACGATTTGGAAGCTAAATTGCCGGCAGCTGCTGACGCCGCAATCTATGGCTTTGTAATCAGAACGCAAGCAGGATGCACCGATGCATCTGGCAAAAACTATGTTCCGGAAAAACGTCAGGCCACTGTCTTGAGATATGACAGAGTTGGCGGCCGTTTCTGGTACAAAATGCCGGCCGCATTTGCTCCGACCTCAGCTGTATATATCGGATATACCGATGATGCCGCTGCCGGTGGTAAAGGTCATTTGACTGTAGCGACCGAAGCAAGCAAAAACTTTGAATTAACCAAGCTGAAAATCCGCAACTCAGGTGCTGCCGGTGATTTGGCTTTAATTGAAATTGTAGCGTAGGGGAGAAACAAAAATGAGTAACGGTTCTTTCACATACGGCGGACAATCTAACGTAAATATGCAGGAAATCGCATTCAGCATTTATACTGCTGTCGATTCTGCATTTTATGACGTTGAATATCCGGAACATGACTGGTACAAAGCTGTTAAAGAAGACCAGGTAATGTCCGATATCAACGCAGGCGCAACCAACTATGCGTTCATTTCTCGTGACCGCCAAGGTGCAGCCGCATTTAGAGGTCAGGCCGAAAACAACAACATCCCGATGGTAAGCCAAACAGCAGGTTCTTCTGTTGTTCCGTTGTGCGCTTCCAATGTCGGGGCTAAAATCGACAACGAAGATGTTCGCCAGTATCAGATGGGCTTTAACGGAAACTTGGCTCAGGATTTGGGCGAATGTATGCGTTTTGCCTGCGACAACTTGGTTGAACGCTCTTTCTTCTTCGGTGATGATTCCGTAGGCTTCAAAGGCTTTATGAACTTCCCCGGCGTTACCATCTCAACAGCTTCGACAGCTGCTGCCGGTGGTACGGCTTGGAGCGGTAAAACAGCCGCTGAAATGGTAAAAGATATTACCGATGGTTTGGCTACCGTATGGACTAATTCAAAAGGCGTGTTCCTGCCGAACACCGTGTTCCTGCCTTTGGAACAGTTTAACCTGTTGGCTGTAACTCCATATACTTTGGGAGCATCTGCCGCTGTGTTCCAGTCTGCTTTGGATTATGTGAAGAAATATAATATCTACACAAACCAGAGAGGCAAAGAACTCGAAATCATCCCTATCCGTTATCTGAAAAACGCAAACAAAGTAGGTACCGCAGGACGTATGATTTTGCAGGACAGAAGCAAACGCAATCAGGCTTTGCCGTTCCCGATGGGCTACACCTTGCAGGCACCGGTTCCGGTTCCGCTGGGCGCAGAGTTCTATTCGGAACAGAAACACGGTTCTTATGTGATCCGTCAGCCGTTGTCTACGCTTTACGTAGATGGCATCTAATAAATTAATTCAATGGGGAGATACCAATATGGCTTTTCAGAAAAAACAAAATAACGGAGCCGCCGCACAAAAAGCGGCTCCAACAAACCAGACAGCTAAAAACCTTTCGGCGGCAAGCGGAACGGTGGTTTTAACAAATATGACCACAAACCCGATTTTGCTAAACGAGGGCGGTCATAAAATCATGATTTATCCTAAGGAATTAAAATCTGTGGATAAAACTGTTTTTCAAGCATTGCAGAAAAACGACATGATTAAAATATGGCTTGATAAAGGGCTTTTGCGGTGTAATTACCAAGCGGACGCACAGGAAGCAGAGCGCAAAGACATCTCTGTAACTCCTGATGATGCGCCGGCCGAACTGACAAATCCGGTCGAGAAACACGAAGACGGTCGCACCGTGTCCGCAGAAGTAAAGAAGAAAGAAGCCGCTGGTTCAATTACATTGGATTAAGTAGCCAAAAGTAGGAAGCAAGAACATGAGTTTTGATTATGCACAATTTATTGCCGTATATCCCGAATTTTCCGACATTCCGCAAGCAACTGTTGAATTTAAGGGAAATCTGGGCGACAAAGTCTTGAGTGATACGTCTTGGGGCGATGTGCGCAATGAAGCTCTGTTCTTGTGGACTGCTCACCGCCTTGCTTTGGAATATAACATTGCCAAGGCTCTAAAAACCAACAAAAAGAATTCTATCAATCCGGGCTTGGTTAGCTCGCAAAGTGCAAGCAATGCCAGCCTGTCAAATTCATATAGCCATAGTGCGATGGTTTCATCTGACAACCCGATGGAAGCCGATTATTCACGCACAACCTACGGCTTGGAGTTTTTATCATTAATGAACATGGTAATGCCGGCCGGCTATGTTGTGATAAGTGGCGAAAATTACTGTTGCCGAGGATAAAATGGCAGATGTTTCTATGTCGGCAAAAATAAGCAAAGAAAACAATCCCGATTGGCTTGATAAGGTCATGGCCAAAGCGGTAAAACTTACCGAGATAGAAGCAGCCGCCGGATTTCCAAAAGGCGACAAAAACCTAAACACACCACACTATGACAACGGGGCCAGTATCATAGACGTGGCAATCTGGAATAATTATGGAACATATAATTCTCCTGCCCGTGATTTCATGACCCCATCAGGAAAAAAAGCCAAGGAGCGGTGGAACAAAATCGCTCCTGACCTTTATAATGAGGTTGTAAACGGAAAATTGGACGCTGTGGAAGCGTTAGAGAATGCCGGACAGATTGGAGCAACCGAGATAAAAAAAGCGATTGTTGACCTCAAAACACCGGCAAACGCACCCATAACCATTAATGGTGGATGGATGCGCAATAAAAAAAGCGGTAAATTGTTCAAGGTTGAGGGCAAAAAAAGCAATAATCCGCTTGTGGATACCGGAGCGATGGCCAACGCGGCAACCTACGTTGTCCGAAAAAAGAAAAAATAGTTCTTTTGACTTTGTATTTTTTGTGGGGTAAACTTGAGAAAAACAATAATAGGAGATGAATATGCGTGATTTCTCAAAAACAATTCGGGTTAAAAACTCCATGAAAGGCATAGACGGTGTGCATTTAGACGTGCCGTTGTTTATCCGTCTTTTAGAGTTTGCCAGAGAAGAAGCCAAAGATGACGTTGATTTGCACATCATAACCGAGAATATCAATAGAATTTTGCAAGGCTATGAGGAAAGCGGAGAGCCACGCTCATTTTTGACCATGCAAGATTATGATGGCATTATTGAGGGGTTAAAATAGCCATGTCAATACTTCCTTTTGATTTTAGCCAAACGTTAGCAGAATTTGCTTGTCCGGAAAGCTTCACCGCCTATGAAATGGTCGGACAATATATCCGTGGCGAATGGGTTATGACAAAGGAAAACGAACGCACCATTGATGAAGCCATTTTGCTCGATGTGGAAGAAGAAATTCTTGAAATCTTAACCGAGGGTAATTTGGTAGATGAAGCATACAGCATCATGTTTGCCAAAGACTATGATGAGTTTTTTATCATGGACCAAAACAACGCCACAATTCAGAACAAACAGACCTATGTTGTTATTGACGGCAAAGAGTTTATTGTAAAAAGAAACCCGAAAACCGCCAAAAATTCAAACTTCCGAAGCTATTATGCGATTAAGTTCAAGGATATTGCCAATGGTTAAGACAGTAACGACAGAGGAAGCAAAAGAACTTATCCGGGCGGCGGTTAAACTTGCCACCGGATGGGAAACAATCCTGTGGCCATCGCAAGGTCCGCAAGCCGCCAACCAATATTGCACCGTTCGCTTAAAAGATGACCAGCCATATCAATACGACATCAGCGAAGAAAGCGTAGATGACGATGGCAACATGATATATGACGAAATCCAAGAAACCATCATGGAGTTTGAAGTTCAGGCATACGGCAAGGGAGCCATGGACAAGCTCAAATCTTTTATTGCCAAGCTCAAACATGATGAACGCTTCTATGGAGCAAATGATGATCCAGACTTGGAGCAGAAGTTCAAAAACGCTCCATTATGGGAATATATGGGCTTAGGCGGACACGACAGTATTCAGGATATATCAATGCCGTTTATGGGAGCCGCGCAGCCTAGGGCAATCGTAACAATTTATATGAATGCCCTATGGCAAGAGAAGCAACCGAAATCAGAAGTTGACAGTTTTGATAAGGTTGACATATCTGTGGAAAGCATAAATAATAATAACAAATTTGTGCTTGAAATTAATAAAAACCAAGTAGGAGAATAAAATGTCTCAATTACCAATTTCTTATGACATTCAATTCAGCCTTTCCAAAGCAAGCGGAGCGGCTGCAAGAGATATGACATTGTTGAGTTTGTTTTCAAACAAAACGAACTTTTTGCACGGCGAAAGAGTAAAGCTGTCATCAACCTGGGACGGATATCAAAAACTTTGCACGGTTGGCGATTCAGTTTATTGGGCTGGCAACGCTTTCTTTTCAAAAACAAACAGACCGAAAAGAATGGCCGTGTCCGCCATTTATGAAACAGACCAAGCAGCTTATAACTTGTCGCCGTCTGTTAAACTGGACGCGTTAAAGTCTGTTACGGACGGAGCTTTCAAAATCACGGTTGACGGCACTGTGAAAGATGTTGCAAGCCTGAACTTTAGCACCGTTAAATCAGTTGCCAATGTCGCCGAAGTTTTGAACACGGCCGCCAGCGGTGCGTTTGTCGCCAGCGATTACAACGGGCAGTTGCTTGTTAAATCGACCACGCAGGGCGCAAATTCGACAATCAGCTATGCTTTAGTACCGACAACCGGCACAGATGTGTCCAGTATGCTTGGCTTATCCGAAAGCGCGGGCGCATCAGTTGTTGACGGATACGCGCACGGCACATTCTTGGAAGAAGTCAACGAATGTTTGAAATTTGCCGGTAAAATGGGCGTTAATATCTTTGGCTTTGTTCTTGATACCTCATACAGAGATACGCAAGACCAGAAAGATTTTGCCGACTGGGTAAATGCCCGCTCTTATCGTGCTGACTGCGCGCTTGTTTCAAACAACCCGACCGCATATTCAGCAACCGACACAACAAATATTGTTGATTATTGCAACAAAAAAGGCATTGCCAATGTTGCGACATTCTACCACGACAACGCGCAGATTTATCCTGATGTTGCTTATCTGGCTGAATTTTTGGCTGTAAATTACAGCTTGGACGACCAAGTTATTGATGGCAAGTTCAAAGACATTGGCATTGAAGCCGTATCTTTGCCGGATGTGGAAGCAAACTGGACTGTTCTTGAAAGCAAGAGAGCAAACACCATTTTATACGTTGGCGACACCGGCAAAAAGTGTGTTCGCAACGGCGACCAATCATCTATTGACTGGAGAACCGATAGCTGGATCAATATCTGCAACTTCATCTCAGAATTAGAGATTGAAACGCTGAATGTATTTTTGCGCAATAAAAAAGTTGCTTATACGCCGTCAGGTCAAAACCTGCTTATTTCAGCCGCGTCTAAAATCGGCAAAAAATACACCAAAAACGGCTCATTCGCAGACCGTGAAGAATCAGACGACAATTCGGAAAACGGCTTGTCTTTGGTACCGGCTGTCGAGATTATTCCGCAGGAAATTTCCGAAACCACATCAGCACAGCGCAAAGCCGGTATTGGCACGCCGATCCAAATCAATGTTAATGACAGCGGTTCAATGAGAACCATTGCTTTGAACATCACTGTTACAGAGTAAGGAGAAAAAACAATGGCAATTAAAAAAGTTTATAACCAACGCAACTGTTCCGCCACTTTTAACGGAATTGATTTGAAAGGCTTTATGGACGGAACTTCAATCGTTATAGAGCGCGTTGGCGGCGAAGTAGACATCACCGAGGGAACGGATGGCGGCGGATTAAACCAAGCCACCGACCAAGGTGTAAGAGTGTCAATCACATTCAGAGAAACATCTCAATCAATTTCTATGCTTGAAACCGCAAAGACATTGCAGCAAAGAACCGGTGTAACATCTGTCTTTGTTTTGCGAACCGGTGCCGATATGCTAGTAACAATTACCAACGCAATGGTAAGCAATCCGTCAAGCCTTAGCACGGGCGACAAAAAGCAAGGCGGTATTACATACACCTTTGTCGGCACGGATTATTTGATGAACTAACGAAAAATCATAGGAGAAAAAAATGGGGGATTTTTCAAAAATAACAGTCAATAACCACGTTTACAAAGTTGAAAAATATTCGGTTATGGACGCTCTGATTTATCATCTCGAATTTATAAGCAAATTCGGGGGTGTCCTTGCCGGAATAACAAAGATTGTAACAGAAAAAAACAAAAAGGTTGACGACACGGACTTTATGGCGATGTTTGCATCCCTAAAGCCCGAGGAAACAAAACAAATTATTGATAAGGTTTTGCAAAGGGTAATCACTCCGGAAAATGTCCGCTTGGACAACGAGCTTGTTATTCAAAACTGGTTTTCAAAACCGGATAACTGCCACGAGCTTTGGCTGGTTATTGTGTCCGCAATGGTCGAACTATTGGGGGAACAATTGCCTGTTACTCTGAATACAGCAGTAGCAGGCTTGAAATCACTGGTGGCAAGCTTATCGACATCCCAGACGGATACCGAGCTGTCAGCTTCTTATCCGGTCCTGTCAAACGAGGGCTGATAAGCCTTGATTATTTGACCAAAACCAGCGATGTAAAAACATTTTACACCGCCAAAAAAATAGAAAATTGGCTTGATTATTTAGACAGCCAATCAAGAGGGGAATAACAAATGGCGATAGCAAACGAGCTTGTCCAGCTTTTGAGTTTCAAATTGAGCGACCAGTCCAAAGCGGCGTTTGAAACATTCAAAAAAGGGCTTGACGATTTAAGAACCGGAATGAAGACGGTTGCAACCGCAGCAACCGTCGCCGGAACGGCTATCGCCTACACCATTAAATCCGTGTCAGACGGAGCTGTAGAGTTAACCAACTTAAGCAAGACAACCGGTATCGCCACAAAAACCCTGCAGGAATACAAATATGCGGCCGAGAGTGTCGGCGTATCTGCCGATGCCGTAACATCAGACCTTAAAATGCTGATGGAAACAATGTCATCGCCAATTCCCGGAGAGTTTAACGAAGCTTTGTTTATGATGGGTATCGGCATAAGGGACGCATCCGGTAAAATGAAATCAGCGGATTCTCTGCTTGGCGACATTGCGGACAAATTAAACGGAATGAACGAGCAAAAAGCCCTGCAATGGGCAAACCGCCTCGGCTTGAGCAATGACACGCTTGTTTTAATCAAGCAAGGCCGCTTGAGCCTTGAGCAGCTCCGCAAGGAAGCAAACGCCCTTGGCGCGGTTATCCCTGAAGAAACATTAAAACGAGGGGCGGAATTTAAGAAGTCGCTCAACGCTTTGGAATTTGCGTTTAAGGGAGTGGGGCGCACGGTCGCGTTGTCGGTTGCTCCCGGCTTAACAAACGTTGTCAACAAGATAAAAGACTGGATTGTCGCAAACTCGCAGATTTTAAGACAAGGCATAGAAAAAACCGCCAAAGGATTGGGCGAGGGCTTAACCGGAACAACTTATATTTTAGAAAAATTTATAAAAAGGGTTCGTGGATTTTTGCCTGACTTGGGCGAATTTACCGATAAATTAGACCTTGCCAAGATTATCAGCGGAACATTGCGCGGTGCTTTGCTCGGCTTGGTGGTTGTCTTTACGCTCCTGCTTGCCAAGTTGGCTTTGATTGGAATGGCGTTCACAGTTGCCGCATTGGTTATTGAAGATTTTGTTATTTGGTGCATGAACGGAGAATCCGCTCTTGGAAAGCTCATTGATAAATGGGATAACTGGGCGGAGCGTTGGAAAAAAGAGAGTTGGTGGAAAGCTGCCATTGCCGGCATTGCCACGTTGCCTCAACAGATGGGAGAAGCCTTTGCCACAGGTGCATCATGGCTTGATGGATACGAGGGCAAGGGAGCATATCAAGCAATGTTGCAAGGCCAAGGAAGCACCACCATCAACAACTCTCCGCAAATAACCATCATGACCGGAGCCAACGCACAAGAGGTTATGAACGTGATGACACCATACATCAGCACGGCTCAAACCAACACCCCCGGACAATTTACACCATTTGTGAGGTAAGACATGGGCTTTATTTCATTAAACACCATCAGCAACTTTTTATTTGGGCAAGCTCTCATCAGCTCCCCGACATACGGCGATATTATGGCCGATGTTAAAATGTCGGAAGACCACACGCGCAAAAACGAGGTAACGCAAAACACGCTTGAGAGTGGTGCGGTTATTGCCGATCATGTCATCATACATCCGCGGATTTTATCCATCAATTTTGGAGTGACTAATACCGGCTGGACAAGTTTACTTGAAAGCCGCAGCCAAGAGATATTTGACAAGCTGGACAACATCAGTCGCACGCAAGAGCTTATAACCGTTACAACCGAGCATTATTCCTACCAGAATATGGTGATTTCAAACGTCCGTATGCTTCACTCCGCACCATACAAGGGAGCTTTGCAAATTGCCTGTGATTTTGAGGAGCTTAACTTCTCCGACTTGCAAGTCATAAAAAACGCAGATGTCGTGTCGCAAGCGGGCGGCATAGGAAAGTCTTTGACAAGCACCGTAAACGCCGGCAAACAGCAAGCGCAGAAAATGACCGGAAACTTAAAAAGCACTTTGTCGGGATTTTTTGATTAGGAGAATTGCAGATGCCTTTTATTGTTCCAGTTACCAATGACGGCTCGCGCAGAGCAACATATAACCTTGGCGGCAAGGATTATATCATAGAAACCTATTATTTGCCAAAAACCCAAACATGGCTGATGGATATTTATGACATTAACGAAAATCCGATTTTGACCGGCATCAGTCTTCTCCCCGGTGTGGATAATCTGGTTAAGAACTTGTGCATAGAATTTGATGAGCAGGCATTCCAAGTTCAGACCACAGACGGCGGAAACAACGACACGCCCGACAGCCTTGGAACAACCGCATTTTTGATTTATTATGCCAAAGGCGAAAAAGTGCCGGTAGCTTTTGAGGATAAAATGATATGACAGATTTTTGCCGAGAAATTGAGGTTATTTTTGGCCCGCTTAAAGATTGGGAGAAAAACGAGGGGAAAAATCCGCTTGTTCGGGTTTTATCTGACGGCACACCAAACACATTGCGAGTTCGGGCAAACGTATCAAAGACCATGCTTGGCGTGCCAAACTCAAGCTCTGTTTCTATCTGGAACCTGAGCCGAGAAACAAGAAATTCCATTTGCCAGAGCCAACTCAGCATGAAAGTCTATGCCGGATACAAAGGGCAGAAAAAAGAGCTTTTATTTTCAGGCGGTGTTTTGTCGGTTGTTGTTGAAAGAAGCGGAGCCGACATTATCACGCATTTGAACGGACTTGATGGGCAAAGCAATCTATTGCGGTCGGTTGTATCTCAATCTTTTGAACAACAGGTAGAATTAAAAGAAGTGATAAAAAAGATTGCCGCATCAATTGAGGGGGTTGGGGTTAACCCCGATGGCATCAACGTAGATGGCAAAACCGGATATTCCGGTATTGTGGCAAGCGGAAACGCAAGAGCGGTTTTGGACAAGCTCGGCCAGCAATACGGTTTTAACTGGTTTATTGAAAACGGAAACTTTAAGGCTGTGGGCGATAAAAAAGCTTTCAGCAATATAGTTGTGCTTGATAGCTCGTCAAGGCTAAAGAAAGTCGCCCCATTGCTTTCTGGGCCGGCACAAGCACAAATAGGGGTGGACATCCAAGCAATGTATGTGCCGGGTGTCTCCCTTGCCAATACAGTAAAGGTAAAGAGCAGCGTTAATCCGCTCTTAGACGGAACATACAAGATACACAATGCCGACTTTGACCTAGACACAAGGTCAAACAGTTGGGATATGAGTTTGCAATGCTTCACGGTGGGGTTATAAAAAATGGATTACAGCGGAAACAAAAATGCCGGCATAGAATTTAATATACAGTTTGACCGCAAAGCGGCAGACATTCACACATCAATACCGGCCATCATCCAAAGCGTGGACTATGCCAATCAGGTGGTGTCAGCCATTCCGGCAACTCAGATAAAAATCGTTGATCCAAACACCAAGCTGGTCAGATACATCAACCGACCATTAATCACAAATATCCCCATGGCTTTATCATGGAGCGAGGGCTTGGGCATAGGCACAACCATGCCGTATAGGGTTGGCGACAAATGCACGCTCATATTTGCCGAGCGTTCGTTGGACAACTTTTTAATCACCGGAGAAATATCTCCACCGGCAGACGGACCAACACCGGAAACTTGCACAATTCGGTGTTTTGATGAAACCGATGCCATGTGCTTCCCCGGAATTATCACAAAGGCAAAAATTCCAAACTATAGCCCCGATGCGGTGGAAATACGCAACGCCGACAAAAGCTCATTGTTTAGCTTATCAAACACCAGTTTGACAATGAAACAGGGTGGAGTTAGTATAGTCTTAGCAAATGGCAAAATAACCATGGTCGGAGATATTAATCATACCGGAAACCAAACAACAAGCGGCACTATTACCGGACAAACGGATGTTGTTGCAGCTGGAATAAGCGGAAAAGGACACACACACAAATACAACCCGGGTCCCGGAAGCCCAGCCCCAACACAACCGCCTGAATAGGAGAATATTATGAGCATTGACATGGCAATAAACGAAAAAACAGGCGACATTGCCACAAAAGACGGCAAGATGTATTATGTGACCGGTGGTAATGAGGTTGCGCAAAGGGTTGTCACACGCATCCGCCGCTTAAAAGGCGAATGGATAAACTACACTCCTGCCGGCATACCTTATTATACCGAAATTTTAGGAACCAAAGACGTGCAAAGATTTAATTTGTTGTTAAGGAAAGAGATTTTTAATACCGATGGGGTTGAAGAAATCCGCAAATTGAATTTGCTTTTTGACAACAAAACCAACAAATGCTCCGTCTATGCCGAAATCAAAGTAAAAGGCGAGTTTTTCACAATCAGCGAGGATTTATAAAATGGCAGAATTTGGAATGACAGATACCGGCTTCAAGCCAAAAAGAATTTCAGACGTCTATGAGAGCATCAAAGCCAGAATAACCGAAATCACCGATGATAAAACCGGAGAAAAGGTTTTTCAAAATGAGAGCGATGATAGCTTGTTTATGCAGTTTAGCTTTATTGTGGCAGAAGCAATTGCCGAATGTTGGGAGCAAGCGTTTCAAGCCTCAAACGTACGCAGACCACGAAATGCCAAAGGAGCCATTTTGCGAGGGTTAATCCAGCTCAACGGCTTGTTGGCAAAATTCGGAAGTTCAACGCAAATCAACGTCAAATTTACCGGATTAAAAGATGCAACCATTCCGGCCGGCTCATTGATAACAGATGTGGAAAACTCTGTGCTTTATTCTGTGGATAAGTCCGTATCAATTGGAGCAGACGGCACGGCAACCGGCACCGCAACGGCACAAACCAAAGGCCCGATAAACCCAAACAACAACACGGTCATTGTGATTAAAACACCAACATACGGCTGGACAAACGTCACAAACACCGGTGTTGTGGTTGTGGGAGCAGAACCTCAAACAGATGAGGAACTGCACCTTGAGCAACAAAAAGCCACCTCAAACACGTCATATCGTCAAATAGATGCCATTTATTCCGGCTTGCTTAATGTTTCCGGTGTGGAATTTGCTCGTGTATATCAAAACACCGGCATGACCACCGATAGCCGAGGAATTGAAGCCAAAAGCGTGGCGGCGGTTGTTGTTGGCGGCACCAACGAAGACATTGCTCAAGCCATTGCAAAAAAATCTGCGAATATCAACAGCTTTTTTGGCACAACCGAGGTAGATGTAACAGACAACCAAGGCCAAGTGAATAAAATAAAATTCAGCCGACCGGAAGAAGTTGAAATTGATGTTGAAGTCAATATCACAGTTACAGATTCCTCTTTGTTTCCTGCCTCAACACAAGATGCCATTGACCAGATAAAACAAAACATAATCACTTATTCCGAGTATAATTTGCAAGCCACAGAGGGCTTTGCTCCCGGTGTGGACGTTGTTCGCACAAGGTTATATACTCCGGTCAATGAAGTCCCCGGCTTTAAGGTCAACAGCCTAAAGATTGGCAAGCATGGGCAAACAACAAGCGAAAACGATATAACAATTGCATGGAACCAAGTTGCCAAGTTTAAGGAAGCAAATATCAGCGTTGTTGTTGCGTAGGGAGAAAAAAGATGACAGTTCAAAATTTGGAGCTTGATTTTTCTCAATATGAGGATAAAAGCCTTTATGAGCAGGCAAAAAAAAGGGTTTTATACCAATATTCGCAAAAGCCGATATTCCTCAAAATTATCAAAGCCTATATGGAAGAAATCCAAGAGCTATATGATGCCATAATTGACTTACAGAAAAGAAGTTTTATCTTTTATGGAGAGGGGCAAGACTTAGACCTCATTGGCGAGATTTTGGGGCAAAACAGAACATTTTTTAACTATGATACATCTTTCTGGTTTGCTCCCGATATTGACGGCTCTGTACCCGATAAAGGCTCTGCTTGGGTAAAGAACGCCGAGCAAGCTGTTTTTGAAAATATGAGCGATGATATGTACCGCCGTTATTTATGGGGCAAGGCTCTTAAAAACCACACCAAATTTGCGTCAAGGGAAGAACTGCAAAAAATCATATTTGAGATTATGGAAATTTATGTATCTTTCTCCGATGCGGACAAATGCGATGTAGATTTGATTGTTCCGGAATCCATAAGCAAAACAAACCGAAACTACCTCACATATTTTGCCGACAACAACCAAGTTGACCAAACGGCAAATATTCCGTACCCTGCAACTATGAACATAAGAAATGTTATTGAAAGAAAGGGATAAAAATATGGCTATACAAAATAGAAACACAACGCTTCCGGGGATTTGGGCATCAACTGCACAGACCACCATTCCCACACCGCCGGTTGCCGGAGTAACATATCGAGATACAACGCTGAACTCCACAGCCATTGACAAAGCGTGGCCATTCAAAACAATTGTGGATAGTTCAGACTTTAACCAACACGCATTTTTGCAAGACACGCTTATCAAAGAAGCCGAGCAATATGGTGTTATGCGTTGGAACAATACCACCACATACAAAAAAGGTGGCTTGTGCTTGGCCCAAGATGAAAAAATATATCAGGCCATAAGAGATAACCAAGGCAAAGCCCCAACATCAAATCCTGATGATTGGAAAATTCCATTTGCTATTGATGCCGATATTGTTCACAAAACCGGCGATGAAACAATTAACGGCCGAAAGACTTTTAATGGCTCGGGAATTGGCATCATCAAATCCGGTTCGGCTATTGACATTCAGAACAAAGCCGTTGATTTATCGGTTACAGACGGTTCGGTTTCTGGTACGACTGAAATTCACTTTATTGACAAGAATGGTATAATACAAGGGATTTTAGAACACCAAAATCGAACTAACGGGGATACGGTTATGATTATGGCGGTCAGAAACCATGCCAATACCGATTGGAAATCTATCGATGTTGGTTTTACTAAAAATGATAATCTTTTTACGAGTGTGCCTACTCCTCCTAGTTCCAGCAATGGTGCTAGTATTGCCACAACGTCTTGGGTGCGTACAAGTACGGCCGGAATACCGAATTATGCCGCAGGCGTAGCTATTACAGCGACCGGAACTTATACAACACCAAGTAAAGGCGTGTTGATTGGTACGCCGATTAATAACAATTCAGCAGAACAACTAAAAATTTCTATAGGCAATAAGACCTTCTACTTTAGTCCTGGAAATAGTGGAGAAGATAACAACCACATGTCACAATGCTATTTGCCTATGAACAAAGGTCAATCATATAAGGTCATCGAATTGAATAGAAATGTACAGTTGTATTTCTTTCCGTTCTTGTAATAAATATGGAGATTAAATTATGGTAGAAGAAAATTTTGAAGAAAATGAGGTTATCACCCCGGAAGCCAGTGAAACTGCCGAAAATGCTCTGAGGCAAGCCGCCGAGGTTATCACCCCGGAATATCCGAAGCATACCGAGCTTGCCGACTTTTCGCTTGATGAAAACGGGCAGATGATTTGCTCGCTCAATATTGATTTCAGAGAGTTTGATATTGATATTGAGTCCTATCTGCACGGTGACGATAACTACTCTGAAAAAGAATATGAAGCTATCTATTTTGAGGTTGCTAAGCAATGCAATGAAAGTGGCGAATACTCTATTGACTGTTTCCAAGGTCGCTATACAGTCCGCAAGTCTTCCGAGATTGAGAAAATCCACTATGACGCTATGAGCGAGGAAGAAAAGGCTGAATACGACAATAACAAAGCAAGACAAAACCTAGAGACTGAGTTGGCAAGCTGCGAAAACGAATTGAGAAGCCTTGATTACATCGGCGTTAAAATTGCCACTGGTCGAGCAAGTAAAGAGGAGTATGCTGAGCAGATTGAGAGAATGAATGAGCTTGCTGCTCGAGTTAATGAAATTAAATCTATTTTGAAAGGTGGTGATTAAAATGGCTTGCAAGGATAAGAAAGCTCTATCGTTTGGACATGCACTCCAACACATGCCACCAAAAAGCAACGGCTCTTAAGGCAGAGATTGAAAAAGCCCAAACTAAAGAAGAACTTGATAAAACAACTTGGTAATAATAATTTGTAATGGGGGGATGGAAAGAATGAACGAGCTTGAAAAACTTATCGCATTATCCAAAGTAGTAGCCAAGCCATGGGTTATTGCCACATGGGTCTTGGCTATTTTGTTAGGATTGTCCGTTGCCGGAAATGTTTATTTGTCTTTGAATGGTGTTGAGATTACTATGGCCGCAAATGACAACACAGAAAGCACAATTACACAATCTAATGAGTAATATGAATGAGTGAAATAACGCAGAAATATAAAGGTGGGGCAAGGAAAATAACGATAAAAAGTAATTATCCCAATGTTAAACTTGCGTTAAAACTTCCTCGTTCATCAACAATCAGGATCAAGAGAGATGAATCCAGAAAACAGGGCGATAAAAATTTACATCAAAAACTTAGCTCCAATGACCGCGCTGCAAAAGATAGACGACTACAAAATTCCGACACCGTACAGGGAAATCTTAATTGCCCTTGTGAACCGCAAAGAGGGATACGAAGCGTTGGATTATCTAGCCGAGAAGTTCAGCATCCACATGGGATATTGGACTTATGGAAGAAGACTAAAAGCATCGCTCCAGATGTTCCGCAAATCAAATCTTGACTTTTACGCAAATAAAGAGTAATATAATTATGTTAATTCGTTTATATTCGTCTTAAGCTCCTAACTCCGCCGCCCATTTTCTCCTTTATGGGCGGTTTTTTTGTTGACAATGATGTGCTTTTGTAAATGTTGTTTCCCGATTTTGTAGATAATGCACGATACACAAATTCGTTTGCGTAAAGTTTTCCGCCGTTTTTGATACGCAAATTGTAGATGTAACAGTTTCCATTTTGGAAACAGTTCGGTTTTTCGAACAACTTGAAAATTTCGATGAGTTGGTGACATTTTGTCACCGATTTAACTGCCTAAAATCTGCCAATTATTTGCTAAGACGATACAATAAAAACCTGCTACAATTTTATTGTAAAAATTTTTTAGGGGGCTTTATCATGATACCAATTCGGCAATTTGACGCTCTTTTGCAAACACAATCCCTAAACAACAAACTTTTTCAAACATTGGTGCAAGGCTCTGAGGATACCGCCATTAAAGCGACAATTCAGCAAGATGGCAAAAACATTCAAATTGAAACTGGGGCGGATATAGAATTGTCTATTCTTTACAACGGCGGAACAACCCAGACCTACCACACCGACAAAGCAAAATCAGACTTTCCGGCAACCATTGAAAGCGATGGCACGCTTATCATCAAATTTAACGAGATGATGACCACTGTTTTTGGCACGCATAAGCTGTTTTTGAAGATTGTGGATACAAACCCCCCATACGCTCTTGCCATGGATTATGAGGTTATTAAAAACGAGGCGTATAATCCGCAATCGACCCCAAATAACCTGCCGGCATATAATTCCCTTGTGGCAGAACTCCCCAAAAAGCTCAACAGAGATATGTCAAACGTTGATGACGTAGCATTTAAGGCAAAATTATCTGCCATGGGTGTGAGCGAAGATGATACCCCGGAGAAAATCCGAGATAAGCTCCAAACCCTCAAAGCCGATGACAGATTGGATAGCTCAGCTGTCAAGAATTGCTTGACAGCTGACCTTGCAGACGTTGACCTTGACAAGTTGGATGAGAAGTTCCAAGACACAGACAGCGGAAAAGAGTTGCAAAGACAAGCGGCCGCAATCAGCACAAAGGCAAGCAAAGACTTGTCGGACGTTGACACAATGGACTTAGAAACGGCTTTTGAAAAGACGCCATCTCATACGACTTTGGTTGATACTGCAAGAGATTTAGGCAATAAAGCAGAAACAAGCCTTAACAATGTTTTAGCCTCTAATTTATCCGAGAAAATAAAGCTAACAAATGCTTATAAAGATATGGCTGGGCGCACTGGTGGCGGTTTGACCCCCGACGAAGTACGGGCTTTGTTTGAGGCAAACTATTTTGAAGAAGTCGGAGCGGTTGACTTAACACAAGCACCATTTACCGCAACAACGCTTGTGCTTGCTTATCAGTTCAACACAAACAACGAAACAATAACGCAGGCTTTACCGCCTATCAGCCAAAACAAAACAATTATGATTAAGGTATTGCCGGCAACCGGAATAACTAATCCCACGCTTATTTTAACCCCTGCAAGCGGTGACCATATAAACGGAGCGGCACAACCCCTCACGATTAAAAATACCGGATATGTAGGATATTTATTGCCTATTGCAAACAATGGAAATTACGAATACTTCCCGCACGAGATAACGCACGATTTTAGCCTTGGCGTGAGTGATGATAAAGACAATGTTGTCATCGGGCAGAATATGCTTAAATTTAATAAAGCGACCATTGAAGATAAAAATGGAACAGTTGAAGTAACGCCGGACAGTGGCGGAGCTGTAACCTTTACCGATTTTGAGGGGCGGGACTTCACAGCAAACAAAATCCAATCTTTGGACAAGTCTTTGCGAATATCTAACCTTTCAGGCGTTGCGGACTTATCAAAAGGGCTTACAGACCATAACGAGGGTATTCACGCCGTATTAGGCAGCGACCAGCTTATAAACTCAAAATTCGGACGTTCTAAACTTTACTTTGGCGATATTCGGGTAAAGGGCGGTGCGTTCGTTCACGCCAATATGCAAAATAAATCCTTTGTTGTGCAAGATGTCGACCCGCAGGACGACCCTAATATCAGCGGCGGAACGACCTTTATTTGCGGGCTTTATTATGAGCCGACTACAACAACTCAAAACACCGTAACGCAAGACGGCACAATAAGGCTTGAATTGGTGGACGATACCGACACGCCGATAACCGGTAATGACGGCAACCCGATAGCGGTTCAAATTGACTACAAAGCAGGCGACACAATCAATCCGGAATTTTATGTCGGCGAGTTCCAGGCCAAAGCCTTTACAAGAGTTCACCTCAAAATTGAGCCTATTTTTGCAAATGAAGAAGTTATCCCCGTTGGCGCAAATACTCAAATTTGCCTGCAATCCATAACCAAAGATGAAAGTTCGGGACTTGCACTGCTTTCCTTTATGGCGTTTACAGGCTACAAAATCGGGTTTGACACGCTTTACTATGGTTTTAATTCCTTAAACTTGGCGAGGTTTTTAGTCTTTAATGTGCCACAAGAAACCGTAAGCGGAGAAATGCCGCTTGGCGATAATACCTTTATAAATTTTGCCACAAATTCAGAGGTGCAAGTATCCGGCTATAATCTTATTATTGAAAATACAGGTCTAGAATTGCCGGTTTGGAATATTTACAAGGTTTACAGCGAGTACGATTGCCAAAACATAGGCGGCAAAAATGCGCTTGTAACCGTAACTTTAACCGACAAGGACAACGCCTTTGATGTTTCCTTGCTTGAATATACCGGAACGCAACCGGCACCGCAACCTAACTTGTTGTCATATAATAATACAGTGCCGGTATTTGCGGCAGGTTGGAGCGTGATTGACACGATGTTTATTTCCGAAGATGTCGTATCAGGCGAGCATAAGCAATCTAAAACTTTCACTTTGCCAACAAATGCAAAAGGGCTTGCAATTAGCTTATACCCCAACAATTCGCAAAGCCCGACAACCTTAAAATTAAAAGACTTTGAGGCGGATATAACACCTTGGTTTAACCGAGTGATGATAACCGACAATTCGCATATTAGCGAGCAGTATTTGCGCAACCTTGATTATGTTTATCGGAGTATTGTTGCCGTGCCTGCCGGATATGCAAGCTATCGCTACACCGTAAACAGCGCAAAAACAAAACTTCCGGTTGGGGTGTTTAGCGGCGGTGATAACAAAATTGTCAATAATAACGCTTGGACAGACGCCGGAAGCACCGACCCAAACAAAACGCAAGGCGATATTAAGTTCTTGGCCGACGGCGTTGTAACAATGAGCTATCAGGCGCAATGCTATAACGAGCAAGGAACAATAAACAATGTTGAGTTTTGGCTTGAAAAAGTGTCTGACAGTTCAGAGATTGCAGGCTCGCACTATGCGACCACGATTGAGGCGCAACGGACAACGCCTAAGAATATCACAAGCCCGAAGTTTACATTTAGCGTAAAGGCAAATGAAACCTACCGCTTTTATGGCAAATCAAACAAAGATGACGGCTTTTATTTGCAGACTTCAACCGTTGCAAACCCCCTTATCCGTTTTGATTATGAGTTTGAGGAATTGTCGGAAGTCATAAAATCGGCGTTAGATGACGCCTTTTCAAAAACCAACGAGATAAAGTTCGTCAAAGCTGACGGCACGGAAGTAACAAATAAAATTCTTGTGTATGACATCGACAGCGGAAAATTCAAACTTGAGGACAACGCATAATGACACAGCAAATTGTAACCTTTGATGATGAAACCATTGAACCGGGGAAGTTTTATGCAATCTTTGTGAACAAAGACAATGCGCCTTTATTGCTTGAGATTGACCATGTAACCGGCCTAAAGCACGAGTTTTCAAATACGCGGTATTTGGAGTTTGAAACCAACATCAGCAACCCGAGCATTCAGGCATACGAAAAAATATCCGACAATGTTTTCAAAAAAATAGAGTGCGACATCAAGGTAAAAAACCTAGAAAGCACCCGAATTATTATTGCCGAGTTCAACAAACCGATGACCGGATATGTCATCATAAAATAGGAGAAAATAAAAATGGTAAAGAATATTTATACTGATTATGACTTTAACGGCGGCACTGTTACCGGCATAGCCAACGGTACAAACGCAACAGACGCCGTAACCAAGGGGCAGCTTGACGCGCAAGACACCGCCTTGCGAGCCTATATTGATGCCGAGATTTTGGGCTTGGGTTCATTTGTCGGCGAGTTAGACCCCTCTCTTGGTTTGCCAACGGCAGGCTCCGGTGCGGCAGGTGCAATTGACGGCGGCGACTGGTGGTATATTTCAACAGATGGCACTTTGCTTGGTATTCCTGTTCACAAAGGCGACCGCTTGCAGGCCATGGTTGACAATCCAGACACGGCAGACAACACCGCTGCCAATACCGATTGGAAAGTTTTGCACAGCTATCATGACGCAGACAGCCGCTTTGCAATTACCAACTTGGCATTGACAGCCGACACACCGGAAACTGTAAATCATGGACTTGGATATAAGTTTGTCCATGTATCTGTGGCAGATGCAACAGGCGATGCCGTAGATGTTCAGGTCAACTATGTTGATGAAAACAACCTCACTTTGACAGCAAATGCCACCGTAACCGTTAGCGGTGTTGTTTCTATCTAAGGTGAAAAGCAATGAGGGCAAAAATTAAAAACGGATTTAATCCCCCGCAAAACAATACGAGCCATCTCTCTGGCTACGTCTTAATTTAAGCCCTCAAAGGTCAGGATACGGCAGATTTTAAGCTGTATCCTGTCTTTTTTATGTAAAAGTTTAATCTGGTTGACAAGTCCGCCCTCGTTAGTTTATCTTTTATACAGGGGGTAAAATAAAAAAACCGGAGAGTAAAATTGTTTAAGGATATTGGAGAAACAATCAAGGATTATGCAATAGTCGGCTTTTTTATCGGAGGTGTATCAGTGATAATTAAACCATTTGTATCAGTAAAGCAATTAATAAGAGATGCCTCAATATCGTTTGTGTTTTCAATGTTATCAGGCTTATTGCTTGAGTATGTCGAAATTCCGTATAGCGTCAAAGTTGGTTTTTCGGGGATTGTCGGCTTGTTTGCCGTCCGTTTGTATATGATTATTGAAAGCATTTTAAAAAAAGTTGAAGAAAACCCGGACATTGTGATCAACAAAATAAAAGATAAGCTCGATTAAATTCGGGCTTTTTTGATTGGAGGGATTATGGACGAGATATTAAAAAGATTGGTCATGAATGAAGGATTGTTGACTTTTTATTCTTATAAAT